GGACGCAATCAATGGCTCGATCAGGTTGTTGATGCCCGCCGCGCCGCAGGCTTTCGTAATCATCAGCGCCAAGGCGGATGCATCAGCCGGTTCAGGATCAGTTGGCGGATCAGTTGGTTCTGGTTCGGGCTCTACGGCGTTGAGCTGATCCAGCAAGGCCTTTGGCGTCTGGCGGAACCGCTGTATGGCAGCACCCTGCCCCAGGCAGGCTTTGACCTCTACCCCAGCCCCGATCTCGTCGGCCAGGCCAAGCGCCAGTGCTTCCGGCGCGGTGAGCCAGGTTTCAGCGTTGACCATGCGTCGAAGCTCGACCTCGTCGATGTCCGGCGACTTGGCCTTGTACGCCGCAATGATGGCTTCCAGCGTCTGGTCCAGCACATCGGCGACCTTGCGCAGGTCCTCGGCATCACCGGCTGTGTAGGTCCACGGGTTGTGGATCATCAACATGGCGTTGGACGCCATGACCATGCGGTGTGCGCCACAAGCGGCAACACTCCCGGCACTGGCCGCCAACGCATCGATCCGCGCTGTGCAGCGCTCACCCAGCCGGTTCAGCGCGTTGTGAATCGCCAGTCCGTCGAACAGATCGCCACCGATGGTGTTGAACGCCGCAACGATGGGCGACACACCGTCATCAATGGCCTTCAAGTCCTGAATGAACTGGTTGGCCGTGATGCCCCAACCGCCGATCTCACCGTAGATGTAGATCTCGATGGTGGTCTGCTCGGCCTGGGTTTCGGCCTTGATGCGGTACCAGTTCTGGTCCTCGACCGCCAAGGCAACGGGGACCTTGTTGAAAATGCGAAACGGCAGCAGCGGCTTCATGGGTTCTCCTTCTCGTCGGGATCCTCATCGAACGCCGACAAGGTGCTGTAGTTGAGGCCCAGACCTCGGGCGCGAGCCGCGTCAGCGGCGTTTTCTTCGTCCACGATCTCGGCATCGGTGCCGGTACGCAGGCACATCTCACTGCGCGAGGCCAGGCCCGCGTTGATCTCCATTGTTCTTGATTGCACGTCCTGAACCGGGTGGATGTAGGACCAGCCTTGCGGTACCCAGCGCGTGCGCAGGTATTCACGGCGGCGTGCTGCGTAGTCGTCCAGTTGCAAAGCACCCGACAACACCGCCATGTCCATCCACGCCGCCCGGACGGGACGGCACAGTTGGTGGACATACACGCTGAACTGCAGCTGCTCCAGACGCCGACGAAACTCGTTGAGCACCACCCGGATGGTGCGGTCGTTGACGCCGCGCATGTCGCCGGTCATCAACTCATAGGGCAGCCCCGCACCGGCGGCTGCCGCCATAAGCTGCTGCCGCATGAAGTCGGGATAGTTATTGCCGCCATCAGGCGGTGTCGAGAATTCGACCTCCTCCCCCGGCAGCAGCTCCTGCATCGTGCCTGGCTCCAGCGCGACCATCGGCGTGAAGCCGTCGCCCCCGACCTTGATCGGCGCGCCCGTCAACGGGTCGAGCATGGGCGGACCGTCAGCAGAAGGCTTGCGGATGAAGCCCGCGAACAGGTTGGCTACCTCCTGACGAAACAGGACAGCATCGTCGAAGTTGTCCAGGCTGCGAAGTCGCTTGAGCACTGGTGCAAGCCGAGGAACACCGCGAAGCTGGCCGGGCTCCACCGGCTCAAAGATGTGCAGCATCTGGCTGGCCGGGATACGCACCAGCATGTTGTAACCGGCGTTGATAGAGGTCATGTCACTGGGATGTGAGCGATAACACCAGTAGGCCACCCGCTTGCCGAATCCGTTGAATTCGATCCCGGCGCGGATGATGTTGCCGGTGCTGGTCACCTCAAACTTGTCATGCGGAACGAACTCAGGTGCCAGGCATTGCAACTGCAAGGGCACCGCTAAGCCGTCATCCATCCGCCTGGGCCGTAACCGGACGAAGCATTCGCCCGACTGCTCGACGGTCCGGGCGATCAAGGCTTGCTGGCCGTAGAAGTCGGTCAACTGATCGGCATCGGACTCGTCTACCCAGTCTTCCCACGTCTCCTGAAAGATACGGCGCAATTCCTTATCCGCGATCCTCGGCTGCGGGGTGATGCCGGTGCCGATCAGGTTGCTGACCCTGCGATCAATCGCGTTGGCCGCGTAAGGGTCATTGCGCACTGCGGCTCTTGAGCGGGATCGCAAGTTGCGCAGCGCGGGCATGATCAGGCTGTTTACGCCTGTATCGGGTGCGTCCCAAGTGGCAGATCGGCGACCGTCGGCAGCGCCTTCATAGCTGGCTTTGATGCGCTCCGGCACCAGAAAGCCTGAGCGTGACAGCGTAGGGTAACGAGTGCTCACAGGCCTTTGCCCCCGTGGTATAGGCGGACAACCCGCGAGCGTGGACCGGCAGCATTGGTCAGGCTGGTGCGAATCAGATCGCGAGCCTGGATCAGCTCATCAACCGAGCGGTATTCAACCGTCCGATCTGCGTAACGCACGATCTTTTCGCCACGCCCTATCGCTGCCTCGACGGCATCAAGGTGCTTCTGGGTGTAAGCCATATCAACGTCTCTTCAGATAGCCGCTGGTGGAAGCACGGCGTTGCGTGGGTTGCTGGGGTTGCGGAGTCGGACGATCTGGCGCTTGAGCAGCAGCCACAGGCTGGGGTCGAGGTTCCGGCATCGGCTCAGGTTTGGGCTCGACACTCAGACGCTCGGCCACAGGGGCTTTTGCGTGACCGGTGTCGTCGAACAGACCGGCTTGAGCCAAGGCATGCTTAAGCCTGCCCCAGTCGTGCTCACCGTAGCGATGCAGACCCAGGTAATGCGCCATCGCCAGGCTGTACACCAGCAAGTCCAGCGCTTCGTTGCGCTCAGCCTTTCCCTTCACCCACTCGATGCGCTTGAAGCCCTTGACGTAACGAGCGACCTTGCGTTCAGCCACACACTGCGCAAAGAAGTCTTCGGGCAGATCCTTGGCGAAGTGCAACGCGCCCGGCCCGCTTTCCAGGTGGTAGCGGTTGTAGATCCAGTCCTTTGCCGTGTCGGTACCGACCATCCACAGCTCTGCACCGTTGCGCTCGGTCTGGCCTTTCCACGTCACGTCCACGAGCGAAGGTCGTTGAGCAATAACCGGCTTACCGGACTTGCTCGCACCCTTGATCGCGAAGATGTTGCGCCAGCGCCGCACGCGGCAGAACTGATACACCTCGTGGGTGTGGTGTCCGCCTGAGTCGACGCCCGTTGCCAGGATCGCCAGACTAACCCCGCACGGATGGCGGTAGCGCTCTTTGAGCTTTTCATCCAGCACCAGCCAGGTGCGATCATCGGCGGGATCGCCCATGATCACTTGGAAGTCAACGATCCAGCGCTCCATACCTTCGCCCCAGCCAACCACCATCATTTCCAGACGGTTGGCCTGCACGTCGACAGAGGCCGTGAGCGACAGAACGCCAGCAGGCATGGTGCCCAACACGTAGTTTTCCAGCAGCGCTCGGGCTTGCAGGACATCTGCTTTGGTTTGCTCTTGTGCGCTGTCCCAGACCTTCGCAAGACGCGTGTTGTAAAACACCTGCATCGGTTCAAGATCGCCGCGATCCTGGGCCTTTTTGGCCTTCTCATATTGCTTGGCCAGTGATGCCCAGTCCTGCCAACCCAGCGGGGCGTACAAAGCGTTGAGATGGAAACCCACCGTCTCACCATCGCCCTGGGCATGCGAGCGCCATTCGCCTCGGGCGAGCATGTCCCCCTTGTGAAACTCCTCGATCAGCACATCGCAGTCCGGACCGGCGCACTGGTAATGCACGGTGGTGAAGTCCGGCGAGTACAGCAGGCGTTCCCACTCCAGCGTCTGCATGTGCCCACACGTTGGGCATGGCACGTAGTAGTAACGTTGGTCGCTGGTCGAGAACAGGTCTTCAATCCGCGATGCGCCCTTGATGGTCGGCGAGCTGGAGAAATAGAACTTGGCGTTGCGCCCGAAGGTACTGCCCCGCGTTTCGGCCAGCTCTATCGGATCGCCCTCATCATCGACATCCACGTCCCAGCGATCCACTTCATCGCCGTATACAAACCGCGCCGACAGCTCGGCAAGGTTGGCCGCAGAACCAGCTGTGGTGGCGAACAGCGCTCCCCCTTCGAACTCTTTGGTGTCCATCGTGTTACGGGCGTCCCGCGAGCGCGGCGAAGCCACACGTTCACGCAGAACCGGCGTTGCATTGATGGTCTTGCTAATCCGCGCGGACACCCGCTTGGCCAAGCCAAGGCTGGGCAACAAGGTGAGGATGTTCGACGGTGACATGTGAATCAACGCCCCGATCCAGTTGAGTGCTATCTGCGTCTTCATCAACTGCGAGGCCACCATGGTGACCACCCGCTTACAGGGATGACCAGGCGACAAACAACGCATCGGCTCTCGGGCGTAAGGGGTACGCGCCGTGCGGTATTTGCCCGGTTCGGCAGCACCTGTATCTCGCGGAATACGCATGTGCTCGTCGGCCCACTCATCTACCCACAGCTCCGGGTTAGGCTTAAGTCCGCGCATATACGCGTCATGGTGAACTTTCACACCATCGGCGTATGGAAACTGCATATGAGCGCTCTATGAATGGATAGCGTTATCAAAGTCCGCAGCTGTCATCGACGCCGCGTCATCAAGAACACGTCGTAACGAAGCAACTAGGTATTTTTCAATCTCCCAAGGATCTGACATTCCGGACAGTTCGGGAGCAATCTGGGTGGGCAAGGACAAAATTAGATCACGGAGCATACGACCGGCTGCAAAAGCAGCAGCGTCTACTACCGCTACTTCAACGAGAGACTTGTTCGTTTCAAGAAGAGTGGTTTCAGCGAGCCTCGCTTGGGCTAATGCCAAACGTGCTTTTGATTGCTGGTAGCCAACAACCATTGACGGCGACTCTGCCGGGTTAACCGGATCGATAACATGTGAAATAGGACTGGGTTGAGCAGGCGTACTCGCTGGCCGTCTTGAAGGGTCGCTGGTAATACCCAAAAACTGTTCGGTGGCATCGACATCAACTAACCCGTCAGCGGTCTCAACCAGTCTCCCGTTTTGAGCAAGCTTGCCCACGTACTGTCGAGACCAACCTTTGCTTTTCGCATAAGCAGTACGTGAGAGAAATGTCATGTAAACCTCTGTCAACTAAGGCGCTGTCAACTGTCAACCAGTGTCAACCAACGTGGGAAAACTGTCCGCTAACAGACTTCCGCGAGTCCGCAGCCCCGTATACCCCGAATACCCCCAGGGTCCCCCCTCTATCTGGGCGCACCAAAACAGGTCATTCGACCCTAAACGCCGAGATCGCGAGCCAAGGCGCGGGTTGCCGTGGGTAGGCCCACGACCTACCTGCTCTGGCTGCGCAGGATCTGCGCGTCGACCTGATCGGCGCAGGTGTCGAGTAGCTTGATGGCCTGATCCTTCAGTTCCCAGACGTCGCCGTTCGAACGAAGGTCAGCCTCATCGGCGTTGATGCGTTCGCAAGGAATCAGCTCAGGGGGTTCGATTCGAACCGCTGACGTTTTTGTTACCACCACCGGCTTTGCCGCGCAGGCCGTCAGGCAAAGGCTGAGAAGCCCAATCACGAACGGGCTTGCTGTTGCGCTTGAGGTCTTCAAATTCTTTCCTCGCCTGTTTGGCTTTGTTCTCGCTGGCCTTGATCCGTTGATTCAAGTCCTTCAGATAG